TTATCCGGCGCGCTGAATATTATTATGCTCCTTCAGTTCTTTTATTTCCATCTCAAAAGCGCGCATGCGTGCGTGCAGAATATCCAGCTCAGTGCGCATCATCTGTATCTCGGTAATCAATTTTGGCGATTCGGCTTTGTTGATCTTCTTATCGCCGGTTCCCAAAATGAGCCATTCAGGCGAATATTTAAGCTGAAAGCATAGTTTACTGATCAGATAATAACTCACCTCCTGCTTTTGATTGATCACCTTGCTGATAAAGCCCTGGTCGACACCAATAGCCCCGGCAAGCGCCAGCTGGCCGCCATAATCTTTAACAATAATTTTTATGCGTTTTACAATACTATCGTCTACCATACGGTGCAAGTATAAGCAAACCACGATAAATGTAAAGCCTTATTTTTAAATGAAATATACATGGTTATTTTAAAGCCACTGCGGCCATTAATGATTATGTTTTTTGTGGATGTCCTTAACCAGGCACAGCTTTTTAATATCAGCTATTTTAATAGGGAAAGGCGCATATTTTAGCTGATGACCAATCATCTCAGTAGTATTGTCAGAGTGCGCAATCACCTCGCCTTCTTTATCGCTCAGCAATAAACGCTTGTACATGCGGTAATCGCCCCATTCAATATAATAAACCTCGCCGGGTAATATTTTTTTGTCGTGGATAACCTTTAGCGCCACCCAACAGCCGTTTTCTAAATATGGATACATAGAATGCCCCCAAACGGGCAAAGCAAAGTCGCAATCTTCAATACCCGGAAAATTCATGCGCCCTACAGGCTGTGCATCATTAATATCGTTATAAACCTCAACACCCGAAGCTGTAGCCGTTATCTCGTACATAGGTATACCCTCGGCAACTTTTGAAACCTGTGTAGCAGGTACATGAGCCACGCCGTCAATAAAATCTTTATAATGCGTTTTAAAAATTCTGAATTTTTCAGGATCGATGTTCTGACGACTCTTGATAATCTCTGTAATGGAGCTTGCCGAATTAAAACCCAGCACCTCGGCCAGTTGCGCATTGCCTGTAAATGCCTTGCCTTTGAGCTGATTATACAAAATGATAAACTCCAGAGTTTCAGGACGAATGTTCTTGATTTTATTGACTTTTTCGGGCGATTCCATATGCTGTTGAAAACTATTTTTAATTTTTTCTTGATTTCAAATACAGATATTTCTTTATATTTGTATCGTTATTCAGAGCTAAACTAACACATATCCGAATACCATCCAAATAAAATTACAGAATATACAGAAAAATGAATACAGAATTACTGAAACACGATTTAAACTACAGGCAAGGCACCTACCCTTAGTTAAAGGAAACGACAAAAAACAATACCTGCCCATATGAAATACAGAATAGCCTAATACAACCAACCGATGCACATAGCCTACACCGCACTACAAGAAAGCAAACCGCGACCTACACACGGCAGCGTTACAGATGATAACCAATTACTCATCCGCTTAAAAGCTTATTACGCTGTTTGCGACAAGTACAGTAAAGAAATTACTGCCATACAAAAACACTTACCGGGATGGGTACCACCCTTTCCTGCCCAGTAAGGGAAAATTTAAAATACCTAAAAATTAATCCGGCCGCCGGCAACGGCGGCCCAACCTTTTATTGCATAAAAAATGATAAAGATTACACAAAAACTAAAAGACAAACTATGGTGGATGATCATTTCTGTTGATTATGATTACAGCCGCATTTCAGTAGCTGATCATGAATTGAACGGCGAAACACTGACCCTTTGGCTGGAAGACAAGCACGATTTCAAAAACACACTCGACGAGTGCCTGCAGCTGGATATCAGCGCCAAACAATTTGCCAAGGTAATCAGGGCCGAAAATCTGAATAGCTATGAAGGTACCAAAATGCACCCTAAAAAGCATTTTATTTATAAAACCCGTATTGAAATTAATGAACCGATAAGATGGTACCAGGAAGACGCATCAGTAACCGAACAGCGGTGGGCACGCGAGGCCGTAGTAAAAACTATTCTCACACAATTAGTGGAAACCGAGGTTGTCGAAGAAAAAATTTGGTAAAATATTATGCCAAATAGCATAGTTATCATAATTTTTATTTATCTTTGTATTGTCCGGCGATTAAAAGAGAAAATCTGTTGATTATTTACGCAGCAGGTTAAAAGTACCGGTCACCACATGCTCGCTCCCATCATCGTCTTTTTTAGACATGAGGGTAGTAAATGTCCCCTTGGTTAACACACTATCTTGCATGTATTTATTGAGGTGGATAGCATTTGATAGATTATTTCCAGCTTTATTTGAAAGCGCCAGTTGTTTAATGTGTTTTCCGTCGACATTAAACAACAGCTGGCCTCCGGCTATCATATTATCCAGCTCGGGCCCGGCAAAGCCCGGCGAGCTGATTCCAAAACTTACGGTATGTGCCTTATTAATGGCAGTTAAGCCAAAGTATTTATTACTGTCGATATTAACGTTAATGAAAGCTATCGAGTCTTTGGTGGCATCGAATGTATAGGTCGAATCGTCGACCGTGATGCTGAGCGTGCCTTTAGTTGCGAAGAAATTACCTGAGTTGTCGCTGGTATCCGGCTTAACCAATGGTTTAACTAAAGCTCCATCTGCAGGTTGCTCATCTTTCTGGCAGGATACAATCACTGCCGAAAAGAAAATAGCGACTAACAGAGCTCTAAAAAACTTCATAAAAGGCTTATTGTAAGTTTATACGAAGATAAGGGACAATTAGTTGTTTCTGAACAGCATTTAACAAATTTTAACGTTAAAACTATGCCAATAGCAGCCAAAACCGCATTATTTAAAAAGTTTCCTGGGACGCGCCTGACGTCTCCTTAAAACCCAATTAAACCCATGGCCAGAACAAAACATAAATTCAACAACCGTGAGTCATTAAACAGACTTATTGACGAGTATTTTGAACGTTCAAAAAACAATACAGACAAAAGCACTGAACCAGTCACACTTACGGGCCTGGCGCTTTATTTGGGCTTCACCAGTAAAGAGGTATTTGATGAGTACGAGCAAATGGACAGATATAAAGATATCCTGTCGAGCGGCCGTTTCAGGGTGATGGCATACTATGAAAGCCGGCTCCATTACCCTGCCCCTACCGGGGCCATGTTTGCCTTAAAAAGCATGGGTTGGGGCGACAAGGCGAAAACCAAAAAAGCAGGCAACAAAGCCAAATCGCTCACGGTAAAAGTGATCGAAGCCGGTCCTCAACCGGCGTCTACCGAAAAAGATGTGGCGCTTTAATAAGTCGCTCAAAAAAACTAAAATTATGATTGCTAATGATTATGAAGCGTCTGTATTGTTCAGGCGTAATTACTTCTCAAAGGCGCATGTGGTCATTAACCAGGGTGGTACCAGCTCTGGTAAAACCTATGCCATTGAGCAGGTTTTGTTTTGCCTGGCAGCCGAGAATGAGAAGCAGGTTATTACCGTTGTTGGCCAGGACATACCCAACCTTAAAGCCGGCGCCCTGCGCGATGCTTTGAGCCTTTACAACAGGTCTGACCAGCTGAAAAGCCTGATCAGAAATTTTAATAAAACCGACCGCATTTTTGAGTTTTATAATGATTCTATCATTGAGTTCAAGAGCTACGCCAATGCGCAGGACGCCAAGTCGGGCAAGCGCGATTATTTGTTTATCAATGAAGCCAATGGTATTGAATGGAACATCTTTACAGAACTGGCACTGAGGACACGAAGCCGCATATTTATCGACTATAACCCCAATGCCGAATTCTGGGTTCATGACCAACTGATTGGCAAGCCGGGTATAGAGCTGATTATATCCGACTATCGGCACAACCCATTCCTCGACCCTGCCATGGGCGATAAGATTGAAAGCATCAAAGAAACCGATACTGAGTTGTGGAAAGTTTACGCGCGTGGTCTTACCGGCCGTATAAGCGGACTAATTTTCACCAATTGGTTTGTAGTGGATGATATCCCTGCCGATGGCAAACTCATTGGCGCGGGGCTGGACTTTGGTTTCAGTAATGACCAAACAGGCTGCTTGCAGGTTTACCTGCAAAATGGTGAGTTATGGATTGACGAGCTTTTTTATGAGACCGAGTTAACCAATAAAGACATCTCCGCCAAATTATCCGCCAACGGCGTAAACAAAAATACGGAGATCATTGCTGACAGTGCCGAGCCTAAGTCCATTGAAGAGCTCAGGAGAATGGGCTGGCTCGTATCGCCGGCGAAGAAGGGTGCCGACAGTGTCAATAACTCAATAGACATTTTAAAACGCTATAAACTAAACATCACGCGGCGTAGCATTAACCTGCGCAAGGAATTGGGGCGGTATAAATGGAAGGTCGATCGCTCAGGTAAACAATTGAATGAACCCGTCGACACCTGGAACCATTTGATTGATCCATTGCGGTATTTGGCTCTCAATAAATTGAGAACCAAATCGGCATCTACACGTAAATCAAGAATGCCTTACAAAGAAACTTTTACAGCCAGCAACATTACAGATTTATTTAAAACATGATTGAAAGAACAGTAAAAACCTTAACCGGCCAGCTTAGCATTAAAATACCATCAGCTTTAACCGAGTTAAAACTGGGGCAGCTGATGCAAATGCAGGCCATTGAAAAATTGAGCGACCTGGATGCCATCAGCATACTATCAGGCACACCTGTGGCTGATTTAAAAAATGTAGTTCATTTTAATGAGTTTGATGTGTTTGGCGATGCGATATTATCGCTGTCCGGCCAGATCAAATATCTGTATAATGCCGAGGCCATTCCTGACAAGATAACTTTTGATATTGACAGCAAAAAGGTAAGCGTCAAAGTAAACCGCAACTTGTCCATTGAGCCGGCCGGCGCATTCATGGCTTCGCGTGATATAATTGCCGAAGAGATCAGCAATCACATCAAACAACACGGCGACGAAGATTGGCAGGCAACCTTTAATCCCTCATTAAAAGCCTGCTGCCAGGTATTGGCCCAGTACTTTTACTGCCGGGCTACCGGCAGTCGGTACGACGAATACAAGGCCGAAGAATTTGCCGAAACCATTAAAACGCTTGGGGTAACGGAGGCGCTGCCCATTGCCCGATATTTTTTTATGAGCTTTCTGGGCTTATCGAGGCCGAAAACCGGCTTCTTGCAGCGCCTGCGACAGCTCTGGAGAAAAAAGCAGGAATACAGACTTTCGAAAAATTTAAATATATCAATACCGTAAACTCGTTAGCCGGCGGCGACATTACCAAATGGACCGAGGTATTGAACATGCCTTACGACAGGGTGCTAACCAAGCTTCTGCTCAACAAAACCGAAGCCGAGTATCAGCGCAAATATTCAGAGCTGCTGCAAGCCCAGCGATAATATAAAAACTACAGTTGCCATCCTGAACTATAGCGAAGAATCTTATAAAAGCAATTAACAAGACGTATAAGATCCTTCGCCGTCGAATGACAAATCTTTCGAATACTCATAATCACCAATCAACAAACCCATGCCTATACGCAATCAAATAGAAGCCGTGGTGCAAACCCTAACCGGCAACCCATCATTTATTTACGGCACCGCTAATGAGCTTAATTTGTTAGCAGACGATGCCGCATTTCCGTGTGTCTTTTTATACCCGCCTCAAAATATTAACCTGTCGCCGCAAATTAATGGCTCGGTGGACAACACTTTCAGTATCACGCTTGATTTTCTGTTCAAAACAGACTTCGACCAATATACTGCCGATAATGAAAGCTTTGTAAGTCAGGCGCTTTTTATGGCTAATCAGTTTATTGCTAAGGCAGCAACTTATCGCGAGGGAGATGGTCGCTACTTCAGGATAAAAGCCGGCGACAAGGCCAAATGCATCCCGGTTTACAACAAATTCGATGTCAACACAACGGGTGTGAGTCTTTAATTTAGAACTGATGATATCGAAAGGGACAGAGTTTGATGAAAAGTATCCGGAATTTAACTCTATAATTTTAAGATCCAATATTGTTGACAACGACCGGATCAAAAACTTGTTGAAACCCTTAAGTGAAGGCAGCAGGGTATTAGTGTCAGGCACTTTTTTAACAGATAAAGATAGAGAAGGAAACCTCATTTTTGACGGCTATGCTACGACTGCAGATAAAGAAGAAACATTAAGCAATCCGGTATTCAGTTTTAATATTTCGGATATAAAGAAAGTAAAACACACATCGATTAAATAGTGATCAATTAGATTGGTTTTGTAGGGTTGTTATTGAATCATCTAACCTTTTAACATTTTCCATATCTATTCGCGAGGATACCATTAATAATATGTATCTTATATATTTATCTCCTGTACTGTTAATTCTGTCTTCTACCTGTGCCAATGTTTGTTTTTTCCCCATTCGTGCACCTAATCGGGTATTATAATCGTTAACAACATAATTAGCTTTCAATTGCCCTTTGTTTGCTAATTCTACATTTTTCTTTACATGGCTAACGTCTGCAACGGCTTTTTTATATTCCGGATCATTGTAAGCCTTAGCTAAAACCGTTTTCTTCAAAGAGTCTTGGCTTATTCCATGTTGAGCGAAAGCGCAAAAACAGGGTAATAAAAATAAAAAGGTCAGGATTTTTTTCATTTGGATTTTGATAAGAATCGAAAATAGTGACTCTATCTAATATTTACAATTTAACTCTAAAATAAACATGGCAACTGAAAAAAACATTTCTATTGACATTGAAATTAATGCCGATAGCCAACAGCAACTTGACCGCTATAAGCAAGCCTTTGACAATTTAAGAACATCTATCAACAGCCTATCAGACCCTATATCAAAACTTGATGATGGAATAGATAAACTCTCAACCTCAGTTAAAGAGTTAAACTCAGAAAGTGACCCGGTTAGTTCAACGCTATCCAAAATCAAAAAAGCATCTGAAGATACAGAGCCTGTAGTTAAAGGTCTCAAAGCTGCCTATGAACTTTTAACTAAGGGCGCATTATCATTAGAAGCAGCGTTGACCGGAGGATTAACGATTCTATTAGCATTAGCTCCACAAATCTTTGAGCTTATAACCTCGTTAACCAAAGGAAAAGAAGTTGTTGACAAAGCGGCATTGAGCTTAAATAATATGAACAGCGCATTACAAAGCAGCAGCTATAGTAATGCAATAAAACAATTTAATGAATTAAAAATCAATGTCGGTTTAGCTAAAAAAGGTTTTTTAGACAAAAAGGAGGTATTAGACCAATATAATACTACAATCGGGAAAACCATGGGCCAAGTGTCTGATTTTAATGATATAGAAGCCAAGATAACCAAAAATGGCTCTGCCTATATTAAGATGACCTTATTAAAGGCATCTGCCCAATTAGCATTACAGGAAGCCGCGAAAAAGACTTATGAAATTGAACAAACGCAAATAAAATCAGACGATGATGTCTTAAATTTATGGGATAAAACTAAGGATTTTTTAAGAAGAGGTTTTCTTACTGTGGTTGAAGGGCCTGTTGGTTTAGCTGATGCGAACATAGAAACTGATAAAATTGCTACCGCAACTAAACGAAGAGCAGAAACAATTACTGAATTGACTAAACAAAAAAATGCGTTTTTATCACATTTTAGCGAACAACAAAAAGAAGCAGCCGAAATCGCCAAAACTTCAGGTCTTGATTTTTTTGAAAACGCGCCAACTATTCAAAAACCTAAACCTAAGCTTGAACACCCACCGATTGACACTTCGTATATCGAAGCGCTCTCTTCTAATTTTGCAAAGGGTGTCGAAATAACAAATCAAGGTTATGAGGCAGATCTGGCTGCATTAAAATCACAACTGGGCAAAAAACTGATCACCCAGCAACAATATGAAGAACAAAGTAAAGTACTACAAGAAAAATATCATCAAAGCTTAGGTCAAAACATAGAAAAGTTTTTCGGAACAGATTATGAAAATGTGAAGAAACATTTACAAGATCTTTCAGAACAAGCACATTTGGCAGAAGCGATTAACAGCGACCAGGAAAAAGTAAAGAAAGCTATTTTACCCGGTGACAAACTTGCAGCCGATAAGCAATTGATTACCGATAAGTATGATTTGGAGATATCATTAGCCAAAGGTAACGCCGATAAGATTAAACAACTGGAACAAAGCAAGCAACAGGATATAACCGAGCTTAATAAACGCTTTGCCCAGGAGCGTAAAGACTTCGAACTCAAAACCACACAAGAAGTTTCAAATGCTGCTTTTTCCATGCTGCAAAACAGCATTAAATCGCAAAGCGAGGCTAAGATTAAACAGCTTGAAACGCAAAAAACGTCAGAACTGAATAATAGCAGCCTCACCTCGTCGCAAAAAAAAGCTATCGAAGAAAAGTATGCCAAAAAAGAAGCTGAAGAAAAAACCAAAGCCTTCAAAGCCGAGCAAAAGGCGTCTATACTACAGGCGGTTATTAACGGGGCGCTGGCCATTACAAAAGTTACGGCGCAAACCGGTGTCGCTTCGGCA